TTAATGGTAGGGGATGTAATAGAATTACCCCACTTGCTAGATTATGACCCATTAGATGCTAATAAAGTACCAGTAGCATTAAAACGCTTTATGCAGATAACTGATGCTAACTGGGCCAGTGAAGGCTTCTCTCCGACTTGGTATCCGCATCTTTGGCGAATTAAGTGTGAGCCGCTTGTTAACACCGAAGAGTTTGCACAAATTCTTAAAGAGCCAACAAACACAGACAACTATCTTGGTATATTTGATCCTAACAAACCGTACCCTCAAGGTTATGTAATTACATATGGCGGTGTGAATTACATATCTACTCAACCAGTGCCGCCGGGAATCACTCCCCCAAATTCTACATACTGGCAAATTGATACCAATCCTACACTCAGTACTATATTATCTACTTACAACAAGAATATAGAAATCAATAACGCAGTGTTAGAGGAGGCACAGCGAATTGTTCCTAACTCGGGCTACACAGTAAATAATCTCTACGTGGTTCCTACGTATGGCGAGTATGTAACTAACGCTGACGGTCTTACTGTGTTTTCGGGAGAAAACGGGCAACCTGCTCCACCTATCGATCTCTTAGTATATAACGGGGGCAACCCTGCAGCTACAGTTGGTACTGTAGAATTTGTAAATAACCCTAATTATAAATTCTCTAGCCCTGTAATACGAATATCTAAGCAAGCGTTGGATAATCTTAAGAAGAATAACGCTAAGATAGACAAGTTTATACAATCACATTTACAAGTTAGAACTATTGCACCTGAAAAAATTGGCACAGGTTCGGGATTTGTAAGTGGTCTAAAGATATTAGAGTTTCAAGCTTCACCTACTGTTATAACAGGACCTTATGGTACAGCAGATAATACATATGCCACTGCTGATCAAGATCCAGTGGCTCCGGGCTTTACTGGTACAGTTTCGCAACAAATGGATTATCGCGCAGATTGTGATCCTCGATTCCAATATATCGCACGTTATTCACCTCAATCATTTGGCTATCTAGCTGGGTACTTGACCGGTGATGGTACAGCTCCAAATGGTTTTCCTGCTGGAGTACTGCAAGGATCAATGGCATCTAGAGTTAACGCAGGCATTAGTTTCCCAGCGAATCCTGCAGTAGGAGATTACCACTTGCGTATAGATTATTTACCGCAGTTATTGTTTAGATGGGATGGTTTAGTTTGGTTAAGAATCAGTGAGAGTGTAAGAACAGACACTGGCTTTACTTCCAGTGATAAGTCGTTGCTATCCAGCTTCATTAACGATTCAAACGTCACCACACTTACAAATGGAACTACAGTTTCGGAAGCGCAGCCGTTGTCAACAATACTCAATCAACCCTATCCACCTATACCACCTGTACTATAAGGAATATTAAATTGGCACAGTTTTTTTATGATTCTCAGATCCGTAGATTTTTAATTCAGTTTGCTAAGATTTTTTCAAATTGGTCTGTTACCTTTGGCAAAGACCCTGCAGGAAATGACATACTAGTTCGCGTACCTATTATGTACGGTGACCAAAGTAGGCAGGCTGCTACTGTTATTGCTAATAACACCGCTAGCAATTTACCAAGCGCGCCTATGGTAACTTATTATATCAGCGGATTAGAGTATAATCAAAAATGGACGCAAGATCCTACTTTCGTAGATCAAATGCAAGTTAGACAGCGTTACTATGACGAAGATACTGGCCGTTATGAAACTACACAAGGTCAAGCGTTTTCTATCCAACGCTTAATGCCTGTACCATACACGCTAAGAATGAATGTAGATTTTTGGACTACTAACTATAATCAAAAACTACAGTTAATTGAACAATTAGGTACTCTATTCAATCCTGCATTAGAAATTCAAAGCACAGATAACTTTATAGATTGGACTTCATTAAGTTCTGTTTTCCAAGATGGATTAACATTTACTAGTAGAAGTATACCAGTTGGTACAGGTAATCCCATAGATGTAATGACATGGAAGTTCTACATGCCTATATGGTTGAGTACGCCTGCTAAACTTCTTAAGATGGGTGTTATTGAAAAGATCATCATGTCTATCTACAAAGGCAATGCGCTACAAGATATGCAAAATGATGACTTGCTATTAGGTACTAGATTAAAAGTAACCCCGTATGGTTATAAAATATTATTGCAAGGTAACATGTTACAATTGTTGCCAGCAAATGAACCATTTAACCCGCCCAATACTGACTTATACAACGTTGATCCTCCACCTGATACGGCCTTGTACTGGTCTAGTTTGTTAAATGTGTACGGAACCATTCGTCCAGGTATCTCACAAATATGGTTAGAAAATCCATATATGGATACTGATATTGTAGGTACAATTGTGCCAAACCCGCTAGACGATAGATTCTTGATTTACAATATTGATCCGGACACGTTACCTCAAAATACAATGTCGCCTGTTAGCTCAGTTATTAATCCACTAGTTAGTGGTCCTAATGCGGGATTACCCGGACCTGTGCCGGGATTAAGGTATTTGATCGTAGAACCAATTGGGGCGCCCGATAATTCTACAGTATCTTGGGGAACTGTTGTAGCAAATGCAAACGACATTATTCAATATGATGGTAGTACTGGTCAATGGTTTGTTGCATTTGATTCTCAGGCAGCTACTACTACTCAATTCGTTACTAATTTGTCTACAAATATCCAATATAGATATGCCAATGATATGTGGATGAAATCATATGAAGGCTTTTATAACCAAGGTGACTATTCTATAGTTATATAACAGTATTTTTGTAGGCGCGCATTCATTTCAGATAAATCATAGTATGAATGTATCAGCAGGAATCTTTTTTTATTGCAGTAGCACAAGACGATTCCTATACCTTTTGCGTAATGATAAGAATTATACTTGGAGTATTCCAGGTGGAAAGATAGAAAAAGGTGAAGCGTTGTTGGAAGGATTGCGTAGGGAATGTTTAGAAGAAATGGACTTCTTTGAAATAACCAAATTGATTCCAATTCAAAAGTTTGTTAATAATACGTTTACATATCACACATTCTTTAGCGCAGTAGAAAGCGAGTTCATTCCTATTCTAAACGATGAACATTGTGGATATGCTTGGGTAGGAGAGGATCAATACCCCAAGCCGTTACATACCGGACTGTTTAGCACAGTCAATATTGATTTAGTACAAGAAAAGCTGAGAACGCTGACAAAGTAAGTCTATTGTATTCCAAACACCTTACTCACTACATGAAAACCTAAAGCGCCCGCAACCGCTGCGCCTCCCATTACCATCCACTTCCACTTCTCTAAATCTTCTACCTTTCTACCTAAAGAATGTCGGTTAGAGGAACGATCAGTTTGTAAATGTTCAATAAGAGTCTTACTAAATTCGGTTTGCGTATCTACTGAAGTTCGTAAATCACGAATATCTTCTTTAAGTCCGTCAAACTTCTCGTCCAGGTTTTTCACCTGGACTTGAAGTACCGCTATGTCAGTTTCAGCCTTAATCTTAGTTATGCGCGCTGTAGCTGCCATGACCGTTAAGCGTTGTTAACAGTTACGACTGGATTGCTTGGTGTGTAGTACGCATTAGCGGCAGCTGCACCGTTGAATGACGCAATCACATCAGGATTTGATGCAGAAGGTGTCTCACCGGATGATGATGACAACACTGCTGTACCTGTACCAGAACCACCTACCGCTGTTGCAGTGAATGTAATACCAGTGATATTACCTGCTGCGCCAACTGCTGTCCAATCTGTATTACCGGCATAGTAAACTACATACTTTGTGCCAGGGGTGAATGAACCGTCAGCAACTGTTGTTGCAAACAACTGTGACTGATAATCGTTCAACGACTGTACATACACTGTAGCCGGTGCCGCAGTAGTAGCAGTAATGCTCATTGAGTTTGGCAACAATGCTGCGTTAGCGACGTTTGCGGTATAGCACTGTGCTTGTAAACCACTTGTCGCACCCTGTACAAGATACTTTGTTTTACCCTTCTGACGAACGATAAAACCTGCTTCTTCATTTGCATACACATAATTAAC